CGATGACGTCCCCGACATCGGTCGTGGCCGGCCACGCGAACGTGGTCGCGCTGGCGGTGATCGTGAGGGTCGCCGCCGGCGTCCAATCGCTCGCGGTCGTGACGGTCACGGTCGTTGCCGTGGTGTTCGTGCCGTCGTAGGTCAGGCCGCTGTCAACGAAGAACGCATCCTCGAGCGCGTCGAAGTTACGCGACGCCATGCGCTCAACGTACCGCTTCGTCGCACCACCGATGGTGCGGTTGACCACGACGTACAGGTAGTCCTCGTCGCCCTCGGAGACGACCGTGCAGCTCTCGAACGCGCCGTCAGTCTGGTGCTGGTGCCACGCGCCGACCTGCTGTTCCGGGATGTACGTCAGCCCGAGCAGCTTGCCGCTCGTTGACACGAACCACAGCAGCGGCTGCGGAGCCTTCGCGTAGCACATGTCAACGATTTCGAGGTCGTCGAACAGGTGCGCTGCGCGGATCGACAGGTCGCCCGTGATGAACCCGCTCGACTGCCAGGAGTAGCCGAGTTCGCGCACGTGGCCGCCGCGAGCCGCGCAGTAGACGACCGCGTTGTTCACGACCACGGGCTGCACGTTGTTCGATCCGATGTACGACTGCGGACGAACCGAGATCGTGGTCGGCGTGAGCGAGTCGCTGTTGATCGGCGAGACGCGCCACTCTGCGGCGTTCGTCAGCGCCAGCAGCTGCGTGAGCGGGACGAGGTGCTGGATCGTGTTGTTCTCGCGCGCGGCGACCTTGATGTTGATGCGGTCGGTGTCGAGCAGCGGAGTGTGGTAGATCATGGAACTCTCGGTTCCAGACTCCGTGAACCACATCGACTGCGGTGCCGCATTCGGGCCGGCGAACACGCGACGCTGCTCGTAGTAGGCGACCGCTCTCGGATATTGCGTAACGAGCGAGTTGTCGTTCCTTGGGAACGTGACGCCGAGATCCGGAGCGATGTTGTTGTCCTCGAACGATGTACCCGTCGTCGTCCCGATCAGGGCAGCGATAGATCCAGGAGTTTCCTTGTAGATTCGATACGAGGCAACTCCTGCTACTGCCGGCCACGAAAGGGCGTTGTACGAACCGGGAACATCGAGATTGTTTCGGACAGATCGCAGCTGAATGTCCGTACTCTCGCGACCGTCTGCCGTAACCGATGTCACGCGATACGTCTGCCTCGGGGACGCGGTAGATCCGAACTGCACATAGCCTCCGCTGACATATGCGCCGAGGGTTGCCGTGTTGATCTGCTGCCCGGTGTCATACGTCTTGATTCGGAACGTATTCGCAGTTACGCCGAAGACTGTGTAGAAGTTGTTGTTGATCGTGTTCGGGTTGGTGAACGTCAACTCGCCGATGAAGACGACGTCGCCGTCCCCTAATCCGTGATCGGTCACCGTCGTGAAGACGCCCGGACTGCCGATGGCGACAGCCGTGATGTTGAACGCCCCGCCACGGTACGGGGTTCCGGTGATCGGCGAAGGCGAATCATTCAAACCATCAAATATAATGCTCGTCAGAGTCCAATCAGTCGCTCCGTACCTCCGCAGCTCGCGCGCCTCATAGGACGGATGGACGAGCGTGACGATGTCGCCGCTCTGCACGTAGTGGATGTCGAACAGGTCAGCCGCAGCGTATGGGTTCGGGATCTCGAGAATCCCCGCCGGCATCGCGTACCAGTAGGTCGCGTTAGGAGGCGCGTTTCCCGTAGTCTCCTCAATGCAGTAGTAGTTCACGCCGCCGCTCGAGACGAGGTCGCCGACGTCATATGCGGTCGCGCCGTTGTAGGCGGCAGGCGTCCCCGGCCCGACCGTCGCTCCCTGCGTGTGGAACCGGAAGTACCCGGCTCCCATCTCCACGACCAGCGTCTGGGTCGGGCTGAACTGGAACGGGATCAGGCGTGTCGCGGACGCGCTGTTCTTCACCTCGCGCACGAACGCGAGGCCGGGACGGTTCTCCACCGCGCCCTGCGGGAGCGCGATGAAGTTGAGCATCGTCGATGCGCCCGTCTGGTACTTGGCGTCGTCGATGCGCCCGAACATCTCCGGGCTGATCTCGCCGCCTGCGAACGAGCGATAGTACGTCCGGGTACTTGGCATCGGTCAGCGTCCTGAAGTCCAGGGGACGATATGTTCGACCTTGACGTCGCGCTGGTTCGCGTCGGACGCGCGCGCCTGCTGAAGGTACATTAGCATCATCTGCGCGCACTTCTTCGCCTCGGCGGAACCCTGGTCGCCCTTGATGACGGGGCCGGCGAGCATGGACGCGAGGTGCCACGACAGCGCCATCGTGAACAGCGGGTCGAACTTGGTCGGGTCGTTGACGAGCGCCTGATACCGCAGGAGCGCGTTCTCCTGGTCGGTGTACAGCACCTTGTTCCCGAGCGTGTCAGTCTCGATGGAGTACCGCTGCGGCACGTACTGCCCAGCGGCGAGCATCGGCGAGAAGTTCGCGTTGTAGTACGGGTATTCCGCCGGCGAGAAGCGCGTCGCGTAGTCGTTCTGCGCCTCGGGCGGAAGGACGGCGACGGCGGTCATCATGTCGCCGGGAACCGCGTATGCGTACTTCCACATGCTGTACGGCATGGTGACCTGCGCGAGCGAGGCTCGGCGCGAGGCGAAGTTCCATGCGTGCGTCTGGAGGAGGGTGTCGCGCGCGATGGGGTAGAACCGCGCGCAATGCTCGGCCTGTGCCGATCCCTCCGGAGGGTCGATGCTGGAGACGGTCGCATCGTCCCCGAGGTGCGCGAGCGCGAGGTTGCAGATGTCAACGACCGATGCCATGCCTGCCTCCTATCAGGAACAGGAGGGGCGTCGAGGTTTCCCGCCGACGCCCCTCCTGTCAAGTCACAATCCGAGGATCACTCCGATGCTTCGGTCGCGGCGTTCTTGGGCTTCCGCAGCTTGCGAACCGGCTGTTCTTCGACGGCCTTCTCCTCGGGCGCCTCGAGGTACTCGAGGTTTCCGTTGAACGGGCCGTTGTACTCGAACATGTCGCCTTCGTTGCGGTAGTGGTTGTCCACGAAGCAGACGACCTTTGCCTTGACCTTTGCCATCGGGTTCTCCTATCAGGTCACCGAGAAGCCGGACGCGTAGAACTTGCGGCCGTCCTGGACGTCCATCACCACATAGGCGCACACGCTGCCCGTGGTCGGAGTCGTACCGACCGTGGTGTACCGCGCGCCGATGTAACGCTGGCCGGTCGAGAGGAGCTGCGGGTTGAACCGCACGGAGAACTGCGCGTTCGCCGTCAGGCTTGCCTGGAGAACAGGCCCGGACGATCCGATGACGGTCACGCCGGTCGAGAGAGCTTCGTTCGTCGCGCCGATGATCTCAAACGTCAGCGACGTCAGGTTGTTGTATGCAGCGACCGTGACGAAGTTCATGTACAGATCCGAACCTTCGCCAATGTCGCGAGCGACCGCAAGGTCGATGGTGTCCGTGGAAAGCACGGGAGTGCCAGACACAGGAAGTGCCGCCTGCCCGGTTGCCACCCCGGTGGCAGGCACGGTTCCGGAAACGACGAGATTGGTGTCGAGAATCATGGTGAGTTCCTTCTTTCTTGTTGCGTGGAGCTATCAGCTCACGACGGCTTCGGTGTTGACGATGGCGTCCACCTTGCGGAGCGGAACACCCTGGAAGGACAGCCAGCTGTACGGGGTGCCGAACTGCGACAGACCCTCGTTCACCTTCAGGACGTACTGGCTCTTGTCGAGCGCAGCAATCGCGAGGCCGCTGTGGACGGTGCGGTTCATGTAGAACGCGGCGCGACCCATCGCCATGTTCGGGATGCGGTACAGGGCGCGGCTCATCATCTTGATGATTGCCGTCGAGTCGCCGGCTTCCTGCGTGCCGCTCTGGGCGATCAGGTCATCGGTGTCGATGTTGCAGATGCGGACGACGTAGCGCCAGTCCTTAACGACCAGACCGTTCTTCCACTGGTAGCGGGTGGCGTATGCCTGAAGGCGGGTGCCATCGCTGTTGTAGACGGTCTGCTCGCCGAGATCCTCATGCATGAGGCCGGCCGAGCTGCCCTTCGGGAACGGGCAGTACGCGGTCTGGTCGCCCCACACGACGAGGTAGATCGAGGTGTTGCTGGTGGCGTCCGAGCCGCCGGCCTTCAGCACGTTCTGACCGTTGCCGGCCGTGCTGCTCGAGTAACGCGGCGCGAGGCCGAGGAACTGCTTCGGGTCGGTGGCGGGGTTGCCGTAGAACAGCGTGGTCGCCTGCGTCTGGTTCATCGCCTCGAGGAACGCGACGTCCTCGGACAGACGGAACTGGGCGGTGTTGCCGTTCAGCATCGCGAGATCCTTGTCAACCTCGCTGCGAGCCTCGAGGATGCCGCAAGCCTCGTCGAC